GGGGTTCCTTGGCGAGAAGGTGTAGGCCGTAGCCGAGGACTCCCACGAGGCTCGATCCGTGAGACTCGGGATCGAGCTATGGGAGTACATCTTGACGGTGGAGCTGGTGTCCGTCGGGAGCGGGGTGGCGAGGTTGATTGCCGCCTTAGGTCCGGCGTCCAGGGCTAGCGCGAAGACGTCGCTGAACTGCGATACCGCCCCCGTGGTAGTGGCCGGCGTCTCGAAGACGGCAAAGAAGTCCGTGCCATGGCGCTGGTAGGCGGCGGTGTAGCTCGAAGAGCCGGAGTAGTCGGCATCCTGGAATCCCAGCATGCTTCGGGGCTGGCTCGCCCCGTGGCTGCCGGAGTCGAAGAGCATAGCGAAGTTCGTAGCAGCTCCGGCCCCATTGACGGCCGAGATCTGAAACTTGGCGCCGGTCCAGACGACGGTGTAGGTCAGCGACGTCACGGCCGAGGCGTTGAGGTTGTTCTGGAGCTTCTGGGCGATGATGATCCCGCCGCCGACGTCGTGGGAGAGCTTGACGCTGACCTCCCCGGACCCCTCGTTGATGTCCATCCACATCCCGCCGTCGATCATGAAGAAGTAGTTCGCAGAGGTAAGCCAGAAGGAGCGAGGCCGGTCGTTCAGGGCATTGGAAAGCGGGCCAGAGGCGCTCTCCCCGTCGGCGCTGACGTGCGAAACCGAGTCCTTGTGGGTGAGGCAGTCGTCAATGAAGAGGGCAGTGCGTCCCATAACTATCGAGTCCCGTAGCGGATCCGGTCGGCGTACCCGATGCCGCGCTCCTTCGAGCGGATGAGGTGGTTGTCGACGGTATGGCCTAGAACCCGCCCGTCGATCTCTAAGGTCGTGTTCACGGTGACGGGCTGGCCAGCAGCGGAGCCGCCTTCGAGCATGCGGCTGATCGCCGCCGTCCCCTTGCGGTCGAGGATCATCTCGTCGCGCCGCATCATCACCGTCGTATGCTCCCCGAAGCCAGCAGCCCGGAGGGCTCCAGGGGGGAGCCCAGCATCGGCAACTACGCCAGCAACGGTTGTGGCCATGATGGTTGCCACGTTGAAGCCCACAATAGCGGCCTGAGCTGCAATGGCTGGGGCATTGAAGGGCGGAGGACCTGAGGCTGCGGCCTGCTGGAGGGCGACAGCTCCCAGGACAGCAGCCTGTCCCAGCGCCATGGCCTGCTGGACCATGAAGGTCGCCCGGGCAGCCTCCTTGGCCTCCTTGCTATTTGCCCCGTAGGTCTGAGCGACCATCTCGTTGATCTTCCCTGCCAGCTGGGAGACCCCATCCATAATGGCGACGGCCGCATCCACCTGGGCTGCCTGCTCCTGCTCCACCAGTCGCGCCCGCTCCTCCTGCCGCTGGCGTGCCATCTCCGCCCCTTCTTCGTAGTGCTTCTGGAGGCGCGCGTTCTCCTGCTCCAAGGCCTCCCGACTCCTCTTGTCGGCGTCCTCCCTGGCCTTGGTGTCGATGGCGGCAGCCTCCTGCACGTAATCGTTTATGACGTCAACGCGGTCCCTCATCGCCTGCTCCTCTGAGATGACCGTCAGTCTTGCGGCCTCGTTGATGGCATCCAGGCGCTGCCCTAGGGCCTCGTCCCTTGCCTCCTTCTCGGTGAGAAGGGACTTCTTCACCCGGTCGTAGGCCTTCTGTGCCTGCTCCTCCTCCTTCTCTTCCAGCTTCCTGCGAGCATCTGCCCCAGAGGCCCACTCAAAATCGCGCGCGGCCTTCTCCTGCGCGGCCTTCTCCCTCTCGATGTCACCCAAGAGATCCCGGCTAATCCCGGCGTCCTTCCCCATCTCATCGACCAGCCGTTTCCCCTTCTTGATCCGCTCCTCAAGGGCCGTGTTGAGGTCAACAGTTGCGCGGAACTCCTTGAAGACCGCGGCAACCTTCTTGCCTGAGACGACATTGAAGCCGGCGTCTTCCCTTGCTGCCCTTGCCACGATGGCGGCTGACTCCTCGCCGAGGTTGTTGAGCAGCCCGGCTTCGTGTGCCAGCGCCAAGGCAGCCCGCTGCTTCTGCGCGTAGCCCTGCGTCCCAGCCGTCGCTGCTGCCTTCTCCACCTCGATGCTCGCGTCCAGCGCGTTCCGGTAGGCCTCCACCCCTTCAGCGGACTTGATAATCGCGTCCCGAGACTTGTCCACCACGGCAGTCCGGCGCTTCTCAGCCATGTCGAGCTTTAGAACCGCCCGGGTGGCCAGGACAGCCCCCTCGGCGATGTCAAGGAAGGTGGGCAGGTAGTGCTTGACCGTCACCTGGATGAGGCCGTTCAGCGTGGTCTTTAGCCTGATCAGCGCATCATTGAAGTGGGCAGCCGCGACGGCGTCGGTGGTGTCCCATACAACGCCCATCGCGGCCGACTCCTCTGCAACGAGCCGGATCTTCTCTGCACCTTGGTTGAGGATAGGGATCAACTCAGCACCCGAGCGGCCCATGAGGTCCATCGCGATCTGCGTCTTGAGGGTCCCGTTCTTCATCTTGGACATACGCTCAGCGAACTCGGGGAAGAGGTCGTTGAGGTCACGGAAGGAGCCGTCCGTATTCTGGAACTCCAGCCCTAGGTTCTTGAACGCGATGGCCGAGGCACTGGTGGGAGATCGCAGCGCTGCTCCCATGTTCTTCTGGAGCCTCTGAAGTCCGGAGACGAGACCTGCCTGGGAGGTCCCAGCCAGCTCGGCCGCCAGCTTGTACTCGCTCAGGGTGTGCGTTGCTAGCCCGGTCTTGTGTGACGTCCTCTCAAGGTAGTCCCCGTAGTCGATTGCCCGCTTAGTGGCGACTCCCATGGCAGTCGCCGCGCCAAGAAAGGCGAACCGAAGCCGCTTCTGCGTCTTGCCGGCCGTCTTCGTGACGTTGGAGAACTCCTTCAAGGCCTGTTGGGCCTGCTTAGTGTTGGCCGTGAGCCTCATCTTCCAGCCGCTAGCCATGACCACTCCTCGATGATGCGCGGCGCTCTGCTTGCGCCTGGTGGTAGGCCTGAAGAAGGCCGATCTCGCCGTCCAGGATACCGAAGGCCTCAATCAAGAAGGCTTCCTGGTCCTCAACAGCTCCGGGGCAGGGCGAGCCCCCGACCTGTCGCCAGGCCTCCCAGAGGGCAAGCGTCCTCCACTCTCTGGGCCGGACCTCCACGAGCGGGCAACGGGAAACCCGCCGATCCTCGGCTCGGACGCTTCCGGCTCGGTGGGATGGTGGGGGCAGCTTCACCGGAGACCGCCAGGGCTTGCCCTTCCCACGGCATCGAGTGCCGCCACAAGAGCCCCACAACTTGCAGCCATTCCAGTCGCCCCCCCACAGCTCGCGCTGCTCGGGCTCGGGTGACTTGTGGGCGGAATACTGGAGCGCCGCCCTCAGTCTTTTCCCGAAGCGCTGCCCACCTGTCCAGCCTTCAAGATCGCATTGAAGACCTCCTCTCGGAGTCCTTCGTTGTCGTTGATGAAGGCCAGGGCTGCCTCGATGGACATCTGCCGCCCGTCTTCGGTCAGGTTCTCGACGGCGAGAATGAGGTCCTTGAACAGCTCCTCTCGGAAGCCCCCTACGCGGTCGCTCCAGGCCTTGAGGGGCTCCACTGGGGCCAGGCCATCCCCCTCCGCCTCCGTGGCCTCTATCGCCCGGAGAGGGGCCTCCATGATGATCTCTCGCCAAGCGACCATCCAGCCGACGGTCGGGGGTGAGAAGACGACGACGCAGGGGTCTTCTTCTTCTTGGTTGCCGCCCCAGGCCGGAACATATCGACGGCGTTTCCACTTCTTGATCTCCACGAGGACGCTCCCGTGTTGGTGGTTGTCAGAATCAGCCGAACATCAGGAGGATCTCGTCGGCTCCGGAGGTCGTTCCCTCGCATTGGCCCGTCAGCTCCAGGGTCACCTCGTCGGAGCCTCGGTCCAGGCTCACGTCGGTCATCCGGATCCGCGGGGCGACCCATCCGAACATGCTGCCTTCGGTCTCACCTGTCACGACGGCCACGCTGACTTGCTGCGAGCTGCCCCCGGCGACGTTCGTAGTCTGGAAGGCCTGCATCTCGAGAAGCATGTTCGCCTCGTAGAGAGTCCAGCCCGACAGGGTCGCCGTCACCTCTCGCTGGGCCATCGTATAACCGGCATTCTTGAAGGCCGAGCCATGCTCGTCCTCGCGGTAGTTCAGACCGAAGCCGCAGTCGAGGGTGGAGGAGTTGCACTGGAGGGAAATCGCGGTCGCTTCCCCGTAGGCGGCGGCTGCAATCTGGCCAGAGGTGGCCGGGACCGGAGCCCCTGCATAGGTCCCGGTCGGGCGATATGGCAGAACCTTGGTGCCTACGGCCCAGGCGGTTCCGGGATCTGACGTTCCGAGCTGAGCCCGGGTCACGGTCCAGGTCGCCCCGGAGATGGCCGTCAGCTTGACGGTCTCGGTGGTGGTCGCCCCGTCGTTGAAGTTCCAGTACGTGTTGACCAGCGCACCGGAGGAGGCGAGGCCCTGATCAACCGTGATCGACACGGAGGATCCGCCGGTGGCAAGCTCTGCGCCAAGAAGCGTCTGAAAGAGGCGGTCGTGCCTTCGGCCGGTCCCGGAGCAGGTAAAGCGGGCCGCGTCCTCGCCGCCCTGGGTGAAGGACATCGAGCCCGGCGTCCAGCCACCGATGCGATCGGCGGAATTGTTATTTAGAAGCCAGAGACAGAGAGCGTCCTCGCTGGTGTCGCGAGTCGCCTTCGGCTTGAAAGCGATGGCACCCTTGATGTTGGCCCCAGTGGCGGGGGTGAAGGTCAAGGGTGGCTCGACGGTGATCTGGTCGCTCGGCGCATAGATGCTGACGATCCGCCGCATCTCGTAAAGCTCCGAGGTGGCGGAGGTCTCCACGATGATCGCGTCTCCGTTCTCGAAGCCCGAGACGCTTGTGCAGTCGAGAACGTGCGCCGTGCTGGATGCGCCGCTAGTGGTCGTAGTCGCGCTGCGGTCCACCTTCGTCCATCCGCTAGTGGTCAGCATCTCGTCGATGTCGGGAGCCGTGGTCCGCGTCCCCGACGGCATGACGTAGCCCTCAATGGAGGCCTCAGCCGTCTTCTTCTGGGCGATGCCAGGGACGGCGGTGGCGGTGCCGAGCTTGTCCTCCCGAGGGACGTAGGCAATCGTTCCGGAGCCAGAGCCGCCGATCACGCGCACTGCGTCAGCTGCCTCGGGGTAGCTCTCGCCAGCAGTGTCCGTGATGGAGTAGGCCGACTGGGCCGCCACGAAGGCGACGAGGTCGCGACCGATATCAACTTTTGGGCCTGCCATTTTTTCGCTCCTAATACAATTCGCTTGTGATGACTTCCAGGCTCGTCAGAAGAGCCACATTAGGCGCAACGACGCCCGTATCGGCCCCTGGAATCTGGTTGGTAACCGTAGCACGAACAATCCCCGAAGCGTTGCCCAAGGTCCACCCCTGACCGCCTGCCGGGCTTGCTCTTCGGTTGAAGATCGTCTTGATGGCGTCCCCATAACGCCACGCAGCCACCATGGCTTGGACCTCGTTGCCCGCGACGTTGGCATCTAGGACCACCAGGGCGAGGTCGAAGACGACCCGGTAGAAGCGGGAGTTCGCATCCAGCTCGCCCGTGGTCGAGTCAATCGTGATTGACATATACGGGAAGAGGGTGGCTTGGCCGGCCCGGTGGTACCACTGCTCAATCTGGGCGACGTCGGGAAGCTCGGCTGTGGTGATTCCCAGGTCGCTCCGTATTGTGGCCAGGGTCTGGGCGTTGATCCCTGTCGTTCCATCATTGAGGACAGAGAAGATCGCATCCATGGCTCGTTCGGTGAAGGTTGCCATCGCTCACCGCGTTTCCAGGCGCATGACACCCCGGCGCATCTTCCGCCAATCGTAGGTCTTCACGAAGGGGTGGTTGTCGCCAAAGGCCTCTTTGCGGGCCTTGACGATGTAGACCTGGAAGATCTGTGCGATGGCTGTGGCGAGTGGGACATCCCCACCAGCCCCCACATCCTCCAGGCGGGGTGGGACCACCTTCTCGGAGTAGCGAACCGGCGGTCTGGGATAGTCCCCCTTCTCATAAGCAGGGCCCTCCGCGCGGCTGTGGGCCTTGCCGTACTTCCCCACCTTCGTGTTCTCATCGAGGCCGACTTCCAAGGTGGCCCTGGTCATTTTCAGATGCGCGCCAGGCCGGAAGCTCCCCCGGCCGCCTCCACGCACCAGGGCATCCCGTAGCGTCCCGGTCAGCTGGAGAATGGGACGACCGGGGAAGTTCCTTCTCTTCCACTTCCAATAATTGAATGAGAGTCCCGGGAACTTCTGTCCGGTGCTTTGCCCCTCGGTTGCGAAGTGGCGGGACTCGTGCTTTCGGAAGAGGTGGACCACATCCGTAAAGATCGGACGGAAGTCCTTGATCAGCCTGGCCCACCTGGAGAAGCCCAGCTCGATGTTCTTCGCATCGGGCTCGAAGATGAGGGAGAAGGTGACGCCACCCGGGCCAGCCCCGGTACGCCGCATCTCGCTCGCGGAGGCCGAGAGATTCCCCAGGCCTGAGCCGTAGGCCGTCGAGAGGGCCACGGCTAGAGGTCCGAGCCGTCAGGCCAGATGGGAGTCGCTGCGTAGGGAGCGTCCCCGGTGCCGGGAGCTGGGTCCCAATCGGGATCCTTGGCCCTGGTCCAGTGGGAACCCATGCGGGAGTCTGCGGACCC